TACAGGCAGCAGAGGGTAACAAAGGCGGAAGCCAAACAGGTGGAGACAATTCGATCTACCCACACTGGAACATGGAAGAAGGGCAAAGTGCAACACTGCGATTCCTTCCCGATGCAAATACAAAAAACACATTTTTCTGGCAAGAACGAGCAATGATTCGTTTACCATTCGCTGGCATCAAAGGCGAAGGGGATTCCAAGCAAGTGTACGTACAAGTACCTTGTGTGGAAATGTGGGGCGAAGCATGTCCTATCTTGGCAGAAGTACGTACCTGGTTCAAGGACAAGAGCCTTGAAGAAATGGGTCGCAAATACTGGAAGAAGCGCAGTTACATCTTCCAAGGTTTTGTGCGTGAGAACCCCTTGGCCGACGACAAGGCTCCAGAGAATCCAATTCGACGTTTCATCATCGGACCACAAATCTTTGCCACCATCAAGGGCGCATTGATGGATCCTGAGCTGGAAGAAATGCCCACAGACACCTTGCGTGGCTTGGACTTCCGTATCACCAAAACCAGCAAAGGTGGCTATGCTGACTACAGCACCAGCAAGTGGGCACGTAAAGAATCAGCACTGACCGAAGCCGAACAAGCGGCAATCGCCACACATGGTGCATTTGACTTGAGCACATTCCTGCCCAAGAAGCCAGGCGATGTTGAGCTCAAGGTCATCAAAGAGATGTTTGAGGCCAGTGTGGATGGACAGCCTTACGATACAGAACGTTGGGGTCAATACTTCCGTCCTGCTGGTGTACAAGCACCCGGTGGTGCCGGAGCCGCACATGTTGACGAAGACGTACCAGCAGCCAAGCCAGCACTCAAAGTGGCAACACCTGCACCAGCAAGTGACTTTGACGAGGACGACACTCCTGCAGCATCAGCCCCTGTGGCCAAGCCTGCAGCCTCGGGACAAAATGCCCAGGACATCCTGGCCATGATCCGTAGCCGTCAGGCCAAGTAAATGTAGAGCACCCAGAATAGGGAAGGAAACTTCCCTATTCTTTTTACAAAACGAAAGCAATCGCACTTGAAATTAAAAGATGTTATACTTGTTCCGTACAAAATATTTGATTCTCCATTAGAAAATCTCGGACCGGAGATAATGATATGGGATCATATGAACGGATTTGATAAGAATTTACGCAACCCGTTGTTGGATAAATTAGAAGATTATTGCAAAGTCAACAATACTACAATAGTTGTCAAGCATGATCAATTTCTCAGTGATTCGGTAAAGAAAAATTATCCATATTTAAAGTTAATCACCCATTATCCAATTCAACTGCATAATGATTGGGGAAATTGGTTTAGAAGACATCGTACTCACCCTCCAATTGAATATAAAAATTTTATTTGTAGTTTCAATGTAAGCGAGCATGTAGGCCGTAAATTGCTAATGGCAATTCTTCATCGATTTGGGTATTTTAATCCTGAATATTCAAGCAAACATACAAAATTTACCACGGAATCGTTAGATGGAAATTTGCAAGACCTAGTAGGTGAGGATGAAAAATTTTATAGAAAATTTTTTATTGGCCCCGGCAGCGATGATTTTTTTCAAAAAACAATAAAATTTAGTTATCCGAGTTTGTATCATAATTATAACTTATCTCAGTTAGAAGATAAAATTACCAATAGTTTTTTACACATTGTTAGTGAAACAATGGCCACCAGTTACCAACCTCGAATAACTGAAAAATTTTTTCATAGTTTGGTCACACGCGGGTTGTTTTTGGCCTATGCTCAACCCGGCTGGCATGCTCACCTGGAAAAATATACCGGGTTTAAAAAATACACAAAATTATTTGACTACCGATTTGATACTATACAACATCCAGTCGAGCGATTGATTGAATTGATGTGTATGGTATCTAAATTCAGTCATTTAACTCCACATGAGTGGCATGATTTATATCTGTTGGAAAAAGACACAATTGATTACAATTACGATCGGTTCTTTAGTGAAGAATATGTAAAATGCATAAAAGCACACATTCGAGCACAATAACAATCAGACTTGGCCTACACCAAAATATCAAGGTCCCGCAATTGGATGTATCTTTGATATTAGATAGTCAAGTTTTTGTAGTTGATACCACTAAAACTCTAAATGAATTTACGTTTGAATATGACCCAACAAGCATATCCCAGCATCGATTTGAATTTAAAGTTAGCGGAAAACAACAACATTTAAAAAAATTCTATGTTGATGTTGCCAACAACATAACAACATCAGACATTCCTTCATTGGCCTGCATCATAGATACAATTGAATTTGATGGGCATGATATTGTACCATTGCTTGCTCACACTGCCCGATATCATCATGATACCAACGGAGGTACTGAGTTAATGTCTGACGAATATACTCATTGGTTGGGATACGACGGTAGTATTGTTACTACGTTCCTTACGCCATTGTTTGCTTGGTTTGTGGTTGATTATAAATTTTAAATGTTTTTTTATTTTTTAATGCAGCATTATAAGATAATCGGTCGTTTGATTCTTTGCACAAAGAGCACGCCTCTATTGGGTCAAAGAGAGTCATGAGTTGATCTAATGAATTAGTGGCGGACAGTGGTTGATAATCAGTCAGCACTTTAGGGATTGGTTTGTTATGTTGTTTAAGAAGATCTGGGCCAACTGCTACCAACCCACATTTATACAGTTTGCCATCAATCATACGAACGCAAGTTCGAAGCATACAATTTTCATGTGCAATAACTGGATCACTGTCATAAAACTCAAAGTCAGAATTCTTAAAGGGAGATATCTGAAAACTAGTATAGGAATAAACAATAATATTAACGCCTAATTTGGTTTTTAATTGTATATTATTTTGGGACTCGTAACCAGGAAGTTTTTGTACCGGCATCAACTCGCAATCTCCAAACGTAGAAAAAATTTGATCAGCAATCAAAGATTTTAAATCTTCTGAATGCGCAGTTATTTTAATAATGTATTGATATTCTGCCGCCAGCTCGTGTAAATTTTTAACTTGAGAAAGATAAGTGCCATTTGTTAACAATCTGCCTTCGACACCAGGCCACAATTTTCTAAGACCACGCATCCAATCTTTTAAATTGGGATTTAAGGTAGGTTCGCCACCAAGGATTTCCATATACTCAAGATCAACTTTATCCGCCCATGATTGATAAAGTGATTCATCAAAATTGAAATGCCCTTTGAATTTATAGTTGTTAAAAGTATGGCAATGATCGCAGTTGAGATTACAAACATTGGTAACATAAAAGGCCATACCAGGAAGAAGAATTTTTGGCATAATACACTATTTACTAATTACTGATAATATGTTAAAATTAGCCAAGCACCATTACAACATTACAGGAGAAAATCATGGGAAAACCATTTGACGTAAGCAAGTTCCGCAAGGAAATCACAAAAAGCATTGACGGTTTGTCAATCGGATTTAACGATCCCACAGACTGGATCTCAACAGGCAACTATGCCCTGAACTACTTGATCTCAGGAGACTTCAATCGCGGCATTCCTTTGGGCAAGGTCACAGTGTTTGCTGGCGACTCTGGTGCAGGTAAAAGTTACATTTGTTCAGGCAACATTGTGAAGAATGCACAAGAACAAGGTATCTTTGTGGTGTTAATTGACAGTGAAAATGCACTGGATGAAGACTGGCTCAAAGCATTGGGGGTTGACACCAGTGAAAGCAAACTGCTGAAGTTGAGTATGGCCATGATTGATGATGTGGCAAAAACCATCTCCACATTCATGAGTGACTACAAAGCCCTGCCTGAAGGCGAACGTCCCAAGGTCATGTTTGTGATTGACAGTCTAGGCATGTTGTTGACTCCCACCGACGTCAACCAGTTTGATGCAGGCGAAATGAAGGGTGACCTTGGTCGTAAACCCAAAGCTCTCACCGCCTTGGTGCGTAACTGTGTGAACATGTTTGGTTCATACAACGTGGGCTTGGTTTGTACCAATCACACATACGCAAGCCAGGATATGTTTGACCCTGATGATAAAATCTCCGGCGGTCAAGGTTTCATTTACGCCAGCTCAATTGTTGTGGCCATGAAGAAGATGAAGTTGAAAGAGGACGAGGACGGCAACAAAGTGTCAGACGTCAATGGTATTCGTGCAGGCTGTAAAGTC